CCAACGACATCTCTGGTAGAGCAGATGCATAAGGACTTTGCTTCTTATGGATGGGACGCTGATTCATATTGTCAAAAAATATATGCTGGATTAGAAAAGGTAGCAAATAAACCTGTTGTTATTACTACCTGGCAATCTATCTATAAACTACCTAAGACATATTTTGAAAACTTTGAAGTTGTTATAGGTGACGAAGCACACCAATTTAAGTCAGCGTCGCTCGTAAAAATTATGACTAAGCTTCATCAAGCAAAGTATCGTTATGGTTTTACTGGTACACTAGATGGTACACAGACACATAAGTTAGTGTTAGAAGGATTGTTTGGTCCATCTTATAAAACTATTAAGACTCATGAGTTGATGGAGAAAGGTTATCTTGCAAAATTAAATGCTAAGATTATTTTATTACAACATAATCCTGTATGCTTTGATACCTATGAAGAGGAAATACAATATTTGATTAGTCATGAAAGAAGAAATAAATTTATAAAAAATCTAGCACTGGACTTAAAAGGTAACACTTTAATATTGTATTCTAGGGTAGAAACTCATGGTGAGATTCTATACAATATGATAAATAGTAATGATCGAAAAGTATTTTTCATCCACGGTGGCGTGGATGTTGAGAATCGTGAACTATGTCGTTCTATCACTGAAAAAGAAAACAATGCAATTATCGTCGCTAGCTACGGTACTTTTAGTACTGGGATTAACATTAAGCGGTTGCACAACATCATCTTCGCCAGTCCCTCCAAGTCCAGAATCCGCAATCTCCAATCAATTGGAAGGGTTCTTAGAAAAGGTAAAGGAAAAGTAAAAGCAGTATTGTATGATATTGCCGATGACTGTTCAACTAATTCAAAACGAAATTATACTCTGAATCATTTGGTTGAGAGAATAAAGATTTATAATGAAGAGAACTTTAACTATGATCTTGTTAAAGTTTCATTAAAGGAGAAAAAATGAAACAGGAAGATTCGCATTTTGTATTTAAATTAGTATCTGGTGAAGAGGTTATTGCTTTAACCACTATGGATGATAGTGGAATAGAACCTTGTTTTTACTTAGCAGATCCATTAAAGGTTGAATTGTCTCATAAAGGAAATCATACTATGGTTAGATTGCTTCCTTGGATCACCGTCGCCGAGGGGGAAATTCATAAGATAGGATTTGATAAAATTATTACTATGTCTGAATTGGAACCAGATCATGAAATGGTTCAAGCTTATGAACACTATAATTATAACAGAAAATCATCTAATGCTAATAGGGTTAAGTTAAGTCCAAAGATGGGTTATATGGGTAATATAGAGGAAGTTAAGATATCATTAGAAAAAATATTTCACCTAGAACCTACTGGTATAAGTACTACAGTATAATAGATATAATGTTTCCCTGAACCCTCACAAGGGTAATTGTACACAAAATTGCCACTCGTGTCAAGCTGTGTTATAATACCTACAGATTTAAAGATCTTATGCCGAGAAAAAGATCGGATCATTATGTAAACAATAAAGAACTCCTAGAGGCAATGGTCGTCTATAGGAAGAAGGTTGCTATTGCAAAGGAAAAGGGTATAGATCCTCCACCTATTAGTAACTATCTTGGAGAGTGTTTCTTAAAGATCGCAACACATTTGTCATACAAACCTAACTTTGTGAACTATATGTTCAGAGAGGATATGATTGGTGATGGCATCGAAAACTGTGTACAGTACATACATAACTTCGATCCTGCCAAGTCTAATAACCCATTTGCATATTTCACACAGATAATCTATTATGCCTTTCTGAGACGCATACAGAAGGAGAAAAAGCAGTTGGAGATAAAGACTAAGATCATAGAGCGTACTGGATATGATCAGGTTATGGTTGTAGAAGAAGGAGCAGGTGGATCCTCTTCTGATTATAATACTATTAAGGATAACATACAGTATCGAAATTCTAACAGGTAACATGGCAATTTATGATGATGTAAAGATCACTATTAATCTTAATGAGTTGGTAGAGATCAGAGCGAAACTTATTTCTCAATACGAGGATTATTCAGAAAAGGTATGTAAAGGTGAGTACTTAGACGGTGGTGACATCGATAAGATTGCTACTAAGTTAAGAGAGACCTTAACATGGGATACTCTTTTTGAGATGATAGATGATTCTATCTTAGATTACTTGGGTATGAAAGAAACTCATTATGGTGAGATACAACCTGAGCCTGGTCGTGAAAAAATGTTGAATGAGATTGAAAAGAATAGAAAGCAATTTGAAATGGTTGATCTTGTATCTCCGTCATGGACTATCCAAGTACCTAGGAGGATCAAATGAAATTAACACAAGAAGTAATTGATAAGATTCAGGAAGCTATGCTTCATACTAAGATGAATGGTGATATGAACTGGTTAGATGGTGATGAAATTGATGTATGTCTTGGTGGTACATTTGCTGGTGATAAATTTATTAGTATAATTAATAGAACACGAAGCAATACTACTAAAAAATGAAAGAAGAATTATTGAAGATGATAAAAGAGAAGTGTTACCGTAAAGGTGATTACACTCTTTCATCAGGTAAGAAGTCTGAACATTATGTCAATTGTAAACCTGTCACATTGACTGGGCGTGGGTTGACTCTAACTGCTATGATGTTGCTTGAACATGTTGAGACTCCTGTAGTAGCAGGTCTTACTCTTGGTGCTGATCCTTTAGTATCAGGTGTGGCAGTTTGTTCTGCCCTAGATAGTAGACTTGTTGATGCATTAATTGTTCGTAAAGAACCTAAAGGTCATGGTACAGGAGCATGGATCGAAGGACCAGAGTATCCAAAAGGAACCGAGGTCACTGTTCTCGAAGATGTTACGACCACTGGTGGCTCTGCTATCAAAGCGGTTGACAAATTACGAGATGCAGGTTATGTCGTTAAGCGTGTTGTTACGATTGTAGATCGTCAAGAAGGTGCTATAGAATTAATGGCAACTAAAGATCTTGAACTTCGTAGACTTTTTACCGTTGATGAACTAGTATGAAAGTAGCAGTTGTTACTGACCAACATTTTGGTATGAGGAAGGGCAGCCGTATCTTCCATGAGTATTTTCAAAAATTTTATGAAGACATCTTTTTCCCCACTTTGGAAAGGGAGGGCATCAAAACCCTCATCGATATGGGGGACACTTTTGATAATCGTAGGTCGATTGATCTATGGTCTTTGGAATGGGCTAAGAAGAATTACTTTGATCGTCTCCGTGATATGGGGATTACTGTCTACACTATTGTGGGTAATCACACTGCCTATTACAAAAATAGTAACTCAGTTAATTCTATTGAGTTACTATTACGAGAGTATAATAATATGGTTCTTGTTAGAGACTATGCAGAATATACGATTGGCGACACAAAATGCCTTTTCTTAGGGTGGATGAATGATGACAATAAAGCAAAGATAAAAAGAAAAATTAAATCATCAAAAGCAAAGGTAGCTTTTGGTCATTTAGAACTTAATGGGTATCAAGTATATAAAGGATTCACTCAAGAGCATGGTGCTAGTGGTGATAAAGATATCTTTGAAAAATTTGATAAAGTTTATTCTGGTCATTATCACACTAGATCTGATGATGGTAGAGTCTATTACTTAGGTAATCCATATGAGATGTTTTGGAATGATTGTGAAGATAAAAGAGGATTTACTATTTGGGATAGTGATACCTTTGAGCATGAGTCGGTAGATAATCCACATAGAATGTTTTATAAGATCTATTATAATGATACACCTTATCAAACATTCAATGCTACAGAACTTAAAGGTAAGATTGTAAAGGTTATTGTAGATAAGAAAACTAAACCAAAACAGTTTGAAAAATTTATTGATAAGATAAATCAGGCAGGAGTAGAGGATTTAAAAGTTATTGAAAACTTGGATTGGAATCATGGTTATATCATGGGTGAGGATATAGATGAGAAAGAAGAGAACACTATTAGTTTGTTAAATAGATTTGTAGAAGAGTCGGAGATTTCTCTTGATAAAGACAGAGTTAAAAAACTTCTTAATAAACTTTACGCTACTGCATGTGAGGTGGAATAATGTGGCTGCTTACTGAAGAGGGTAGGCGAGAAGGAGCTTATGCTGTAAAAGATATTGGGAATGAGAAAGTTTTACTTTTGTTTGAACAAGAAGATGATGCTAATCGATATTGTATGCAACTAGAAGATAATGAGTCTGTTGGTATGGAGATTGTGGAAGTGGATGAAGAGGTTGCAATAAAAGCGTGTGAGGTGTATAATTATAAGTACGCAGTGATTACTCCTAACGATTTCGTGATTCCCCCAAAGCAAGATGATTCTGTTCAAAAAAATTAGATGGAAAAATTTTCTGTCTACAGGTGATCGTTGGACAGAGATGGAATTGGATGCTACAGGGACTACTCTTATAGTTGGATCCAATGGAGCAGGTAAATCCACAGTGCTAGATGCACTGTGTTTTGTGCTGTTTAATAAACCATATCGTAAGATCACAAAATCACAATTAGTTAATACATCTAACGAAAAAGGAACTATTGTAGAGATTGAGTTCTCTATTGGTAAAAGAAATTATCTTGTTCGTCGTGGTATCAAGCCGAACATGTTTGATATAGAGATTGATGGTGAGATGCGGAATAAAGAAGCTGACGATAGAATCAATCAAAAGGTTCTTGAAGAGCAGATTCTGAAATTAAATTTTAAATCATTCACACAGATTGTAATACTTGGTAGTAGTAACTTCGTACCATTCATGCAGTTGAGTGCTCCTCATCGTAGGGAAGTTATAGAAGACTTATTAGATATTAAAGTTTTCTCCGCAATGAATGGTATTCTTAAAGAAAGTTTGAGAGAGAATAAAGAAACTGTAAGAACCTTAGAATTGAAGAAAGAGAATCTAAATGATAAGGTTAAAATGCAAGAAGAGTTTATTGAAGAATTAGAAAATAGGGGTAAGAAAGATATTGTAGAAAAAGAAAAAAAAGTTAATACAATTGCTCTAGATATTGACAAATTGTTAAAGAAAAATGAATCCTTAAGCAATGATTTAAACAGCGTTCACACACAATTAAAAACTGTTGAAGATTCTCCAGAACGCTTGCAAAAACTAGGGTCTTTGAAACAAAAGATATCTGCAAAAGTATCAAGGATTACAAAAGAGCATAAGTTTTTCACAGACAATACGGTCTGCCCTACATGCAGCCAAGATATAGAAGAATCGTTTCGGTTAAATAGAATTGACGACGCTCAATCTAGGGCAAAGGAACTCAGAGATGGCTATCAAAAGCTTGAGGAGTCGATAAATGAAGAAAGTACACGAGAGCGTCACTTCAACACACTTACCAAGGAGATTTCAACCTTAACTTATGACATTTCTCAAAACAATACTCGAATTTCTGGATTACAACAGCAGACAGGAGATCTACAACAAGAGATTCAAACTCTTGCCAACAAGCTACAAAACAGAAATACTGAACATGAGGAGTTAGAAAAGTACAAAGGGGAACTCGGTAGTGTATTTGATCAACTTGTAACAATTAAAGAAGAGATATCTTATAACGACTTTGCACAATCCCTATTGATAGATGGTGGTGTTAAAAGTAGAATCATCAAAAAGTATCTGCCTTTAATTAACGAGCAAGTTAATCGTTACTTACAGATGATGGATTTTTATATCAATTTCCATCTCGACGAAGAATTTAGCGAGACTATACAGAATCCAATACATGATAAGTTCTCCTACTCATCCTTTTCGGAGGGAGAAAAAATGCGTATCGACCTAGCACTTCTTTTCACATGGAGAGAGGTTGCTAGGTTTAAAAATTCTGCTAATACAAATCTATTGATTATGGATGAAGTATTTGATTCCTCTTTAGATGGTGTTGGTAATGATGACTTTATTAAAATTATCAAATATGTTGTTAAGGATGCTAATGTATTTGTGATATCACATAAGGCAGATATGTTGGATAAGTTTTCTACTGTAGTTGAGTTCAGTAAAAAAGCTGGGTTCTCTTATGCTACAAAAAATGCTGGTGAATGATGTTTGAGATACCTATATTTCCTACCATCATACATGGTTTAGATGTACCCAAAGATATTAATGAAAAATTATTAGAGGTTATTACTTCTTTAAATTATACAGGTAGTGGTGATCATCCATATACTACAGATTCTAATCTTCATAAGATACCTGAATTAGATTTCTATTCAGATTATTTACATAAAGAATTAGAAGATCATAGAGTAAAAGATAAACTTAATTGTGATAAGTTATCAATTGCTTCTATGTGGGCAACTAAAACTGGTAAGGGTGTATACAATGCTAGGCATCATCATACATTCTTTTATCTAAGTTTTATTCATTATCTAACAGAGGGTGCAGCAACGGTATTTTACGATCAAGATAAGGAATGTCCTCCAATGCATTTAGGGGGTGGTATAGGGTCTGTGGCTCGCTTTAAACCTGGTGTTAATGTGCCTGTAGGATCTATATTATTCTTTCCAAGTTATATACCACACTCAGTAGAACCTCATGAGGATGACTATGATAGATATTCTATTGCAGGTAATGTATTCCCAGATGGAAATATAAATCAGATTGATTCACACAACCACCTTCGTGTCACTTTATAAAGTGTCTACTAAGGTATTTTTACTGCCATCTTTATTTGTATAATAGATTCATCAACAAACAAATTATTATGAGCAGACCTCAAGGCGTTATGCTATCCCCAACCATTGACTATCTTTCGATGGATGATGAGCAAGGACCAGTAGGTGTTATGATTTTTCGTGGCACTGCTACACAACCAGCACAAGTTGCATCTATAGAAAATCGTGATGACTTTCGTGCTGCTTACGATGAATTCAAGACTTATGAAAATTATGTTTAATGACTAATTCATGGAGCTTACTTTATCACACAATAAACGGAACACTAGACGAGGTATTTCCAGTTATGTATGGACCAGAAGATGAAAGAAACTATGTGGCAGGACTTAGCACAGAGTCTCACTCAAAGTGGGCTGAGTTCGACTTCACAAAAGAAAATGTCTCGATTGACACATCGAACTACAAAGAACCAGAAATCGAAAAGCGTCCCGTACATTACAAGTATAATGAAGAAAAAATCCTAGAGAGTATCAAGGATTATATTGGCAGAACTTATAGTTCTCATTATTCTTATAATGACAGGGTACAGACTTTAGATCTTATTGAAGCAGTAGGTGATGCTTCTTCATTCTGTCGGAGTAACATTCTTAAATATGCTTCACGCTATGATAAGAAAGGTTCTACTCGGCTTGACATTCAGAAGATTATACACTATGCTGTACTTTTATACCACTTTGAAGGATTAGACAAGGAACCCACCAATGGATATGAAACTTTCTGAAAAAACAATCAACTTACTGGAGAATTTCTCCTCAATCAACCAATCCATTCTGGTTAAGAAGGGTTCTAAACTTCGCACTATTTCTGTGATGAAGAACATTCTTGCAGAAGCAGATGTTGATGAGAATTTTGAGAGAGACTTTGGGATCTATGATCTACCTCAGTTTTTGAATGGGGTTAATCTTATGAAGGATCCTGATCTTGATCTTAAGAATGAAACCTACATGATTATTCGTGAGGGTAAGTCAACTAAGGTTAAGTTTGCTTTTGCAGATCCTGAAGTTATTATTACACCACCTGATAAGCAGATGTCACTTCCTTCAAGTGATGTTACTTTCCAGTTGGATAGTATTCAACTCGCTAAATTGCTTAAGGCATCTCAAGTATATCAGCTACCAGATTTATCTGCAGTTGGTAATGGTGAGGAGGTTACTCTAGTAGTTTCTGATCGCAAGAATGATAACTCTAATGAGTATACTCTTGTGGTTGGTAAGACAGAACAGACCTTTGAGTTTAACTTCAAGATTGAGAATATTAAGTTGATTCCTGGATCATATGATGTTCAGATTTCTAAAAAGAATCTTGCTAAATTTACTAATAGTAACTATAATCTAGATTACTTTATAGCTTTGGAACCTGATTCATCTTATGAGTAAATTCTGGAGGACATGGAAATATGCCTTGGGAAGTTTCTCGGATACTAAAACTGCAAAGTATGATAATGCGGTATGTATTATTCGTACTATCATCTTTGTCAGTTATCTTATTACTAACTGTTTTATTATCAGTGGTGTGATTCGTCATTGGAATCCACCACAACCTGCGATTAATTATGAAGCGTGATTTTCTTTGGGTTGAAAAATATCGACCCCGTACTATCGATGATTGTATTCTCCCAGAGAATATTAAGAAAACCTTTAGAGAGTTTCTAAATAAGGGTGAGATTCCTAATCTTCTCTTAACAGGACCAGCAGGTGTAGGTAAGACTACAGTTGCTAAAGCACTCTGCGAACAGTTGGGGTGTGATTATATCTTAATCAATGGTTCTGATGAAGGTAGGTTCCTTGACACGGTAAGAGGACAAGCTAAGAACTTTGCTTCTACTATGTCGTTGTTGCCATCCTCGAAACATAAAGTCATTATTATTGATGAGGCAGACAACACAACACATGATGTTCAGTTGTTGTTGAGGAGTAACATTGAGGCATTCCATAAAAACTGTAGGTTTATCTTCACCTGCAATTATAAAAATAAAATTATCCAACCGCTACACTCCAGGTGTTCTGTGGTTGAGTTCTCGATCAAAGGTAAGGAGAAGGCAGAGATTCAAGTTGCGTTCTTCGAGCGTATCCTTTCTATCCTTGATAAAGAAAACTGTGAAGCAGATAAGAGAGTTCTTCTTCAATTAATCAATAAGCATTTTCCTGATTGGAGGAGGGTCTTAAATGAATTGCAGAGATACTCTGTAGGTGGTAAAATAGATAGTGCTATCTTAGCAGAATTTTCCGATGTCAAGGTTGATGATCTCATTAAAACGCTTAGTAAGAAAGATTTTTCTGGAGTCCGTAAGTGGGTCAATGATAATCTGGACAATGATCCTGCTGTACTTCTTCGCCGTCTTTATGATGGTCTTGCTACATCCCTTGAAGGGCCTAGCATTGCTGCTGCTGTTCTCATTATTGCTAAGTATCAGTACCAGATCGCTTTTGTCGCAGACCAAGAAATAAATCTCCTTGCTTGTCTTACAGAAATTATGGTTGAGTGTGAATTCAAATGAAAGCTTTAAAGACTCCTCTTCGTTATCCTGGTGGAAAATCTCGTGCTTGTACTAAACTAGCACAACATTTTCCAGACTTAAACAAGTATAAAGAATATAGGGAACCATTTGTGGGTGGTGGATCTGTAGCATTGTATGTTACTAAGATGTTCCCCCATTTAAAAATATGGGTTAATGATCTTTATCAACCATTATATAACTTTTGGAAAGAACTCCAGCATGATGGTCAAGCATTGCAGGATAAGTTATGGACTATTAAGAATATGCATCCCGATAGGGATACAGCTAAGGAATTATTTTTAAAAGCAAAGGAAGATGTTAATGATGAAAAACAATCCAACTTTGATCGTGCCTGTGCTTTTTACATTGTTAACAAGTGCTCTTTTTCTGGTCTCACTGAATCCAGTTCCTTCTCACCACAAGCATCAGAATCCAACTTCTCCTTTCGAGGAATTGAAAAGCTTGGCGACTATGGTAAACTCATTGAGAATTGGATAATTACTAGTCATTCTTATGAAAGACTCTTTATAAATGATTGGGATAAGAAAGGTATTTTTATGTACCTAGATCCTCCATATGATATTAAACAAAATTTATATGGTAATAAAGGTGAGATGCATAAACGATTTGATCATGATGAGTTTGCTGCTAAATGTGATGATTATACTTCCCCTATGTTAATATCATATAATAGTAGTCAGTTGGTTAGAGATCGATTTAAAGAATGGAACGCTGCTGAGTTTGATCTTACATATACTATGCGTTCTGTTGGTGATTATATGAGTGATCAGCAACACCGTAAAGAATTGCTTTTACTTAATTATGCTCCGACTTCTTAACCAATTAAATTATACTCCACCCAATCTACAATTATACAATAAAGATACTTGTGAAGTAACCTTTGATAATTACAACCAAATGTATAGGTTGTCTGTTAATGGTGAAGAGTGGATGTCCTATAGAATAAAGGATCATGATCAAGCATATGAGTTATATTCTCATTATGATTTGGCAGAGGGTCATTGTATTTGTACTGGATTGGGTTTTGGTGTTAGAGAGAATTGGTTATTGAATAAGAAAGAAGTTAGTAAAGTTACTGTCATAGAAAAAAATAAAGAAGTTATTGATTACCATAAGTATATTAATCCTAAGTTCTTTGATGATGTGGAAGTCATTCATATGAGTGCTTATGATTATAAAGGTAAATGTGATACTCTTTTATTGGATCATTATGAGGAAGAAGCTGCTAATGATATGTTAGTATTACAAAATGCTTCAGAGGTGTCAGATAATATTGAGTGTGATAGAATGTGGTTGTGGACTCTTGAGCGTATAGTCGCTGGTAGGTCTTGGCAAAGAAGTTGTAAAGTAGGATCTTATGTTTCAAAAACATTAATATACAATGAAATAAAAACACGATTTGATTTGGACAAACTACCAGATCTAACTGAAGAGGAGTTGGAATTGTATTACTTCATGTATAATTCTAAAGCAACGAGTGTACATAAACAATTCTATGAAGATGGCAACGCACTTTCTTTTTTAAAATAATGGAACTTAAAGACTGGTTAAACTCAATCAATTTTACAAAGGAGAATCTTTTTGAAGATGAACCCGAAGCAAAGTATCCAGCATTTGTTGTGAACAAATGTTTATCTGGATCTTTGGATTGTGTTTTGTTTGCTAATGAGATGAATAAATCTCATTTCCTTGATAAGAAAATGCAGTATGATTTTTATTTAAATTCTCTTAGAAAGAAGAAGAGGTTTGCACCTTGGTTAAAGAAGGGTAAGGTTGAAGATTTAGAAGCAGTTAAAAAGTACTATGGATATAGTGAGGAAAAAGCACAACAAGCAATGACTATTCTTACAAAAGAACAGGTTAAATATATTAAACAAAAGCTTAATACTGGGGGAAGAATGTGAGGATTCTTAGTATAGATTTAGATTTTATATCTGCACCAGCAATTAATGAATTTTATACTAGTGGAATGAGGGAATATGAGATAGAGTCTCAACCCGTAGTTAAGTGGAAGTATATACAATCTAAAATGCCTGAGGTATTTGAATCTATATCACATAAGATTGATGTTGATAATTATGATTTTTGTTTAAGAACTTTTTTGAGAGCATTAAAGAACTGTAAGGATGTTCATTTTGGATATGATCATGATGCTATTCTATATGGATTGAAAGATTATACTTCTATCGATGTAGTTAATATTGATCATCATAGTGACATACTAACGAATGGTATGGAATCTACAGAACAAGAAATGAAATTTATCGATGATGATGAGAGAGTTGCTGAAGGTAATTGGGGATATTATTTACATTCTCAAGGAAGATTAAACTCATGGCATTGGATTTTAAATTTACATAGTGAAGAATTTACTGATACTTTATTAGGTGATCATTTATTTGGTGATAAGTTTAGTTGGGGTTTTAAAGAAGATTATGATTTTGGAAACTATGAGTTTGATCAGATATTTGTTTGTTTGTCACCATCATATATTCCACCATTACATTGGCATATGTTAGGAACATTTGTTAGAGTATATGAAGAGTTAAGTGGAAAGAAAATTGATGTAGATTATCTTCATAGAAAGTATGAGATGGAGAAATATTATAAAGGAGTGACTAGGATAATTTACTAATGAAAATAAATTATCTCAGCCAAGAAGGTCATAGTATTATAAGGCAGTCTGAGTTTAAAGACTCTAGTGGTATGCCATATAGAAGGTGTCCTTGTTTTAATCATAAGAATGAAAGAACTTTTATAATATCATCACCTATTGATTATGAGTTTAGAGTTGATGAACCAATAGATAAAAACTTCTTACATTATAATCAAGAACATTTTGATACATTAGTTTTTCATTTGTCTACCCCTCATTTTTTATTGTGGACACATGATGATAATGTTTGGTTAGAAGCAAATGATCATCCAATGACATCATTGGATAATAATTTAATCATGGTTCCTGGTTGGGTTCATTTATCTACTTGGCCTTCTAAAGCAAGTATTGGATTCGTTGTAGTTGATAAGGATAAACCAGTTACTATTAGAAAAGGAGATCCTCTATGCAGGTTAACATTTCATTCACCTGACCTAGATGATACGGTTGACTTGATCAAGATAGATGATCATGATACAATAGAGGAAATTCAGGAAATCTACGAAACTAAGAGGGAACAATCTATGGAAGATGGCTCTTGGAAAGATAGGTTATTTGCTAAAGGTAAGTCCAAATGTCCTTTTGCAAGAATTATTTACTAAATACATTTACGAATAACTGAATCTAAAACGATGAGTGTAGTGACTGAGCCGACTGTTAATTGGTCGCCCGACCAGATGGTCGAAGTATCATTAGGTGAACCAGATGATTTCCTTAAAGTAAGAGAGACTCTAACCCGTATAGGTGTAGCATCTCGTAAAGAAAAGAAATTATATCAATCTTGCCATATTCTTCATAAGCAAGGAAGATATTTTATAGTACATTTTAAAGAACTATTTGCTCTTGATGGGAAGCGAGCAAATCTTACAGTCAATGATGTGCAGCGTAGGAACCGTATTGCTCAACTCCTTGCTGATTGGGGTCTAATAAAAATATTAAATGCTGATCAAATCTCTGACATTGCTCCTTTAAATCAGATAAAAGTTTTATCATTTAAAGATAAAGGTGACTGGATACTTGAAACCAAGTATAATATAGGAAGAAAAAAAACGGAGGAAGAATCCTGAAGAAGTTTATTTTTGATGTAGATGGGACATTGACTCCTGCTAGAAAATCTATATCCCCTGAGTTCTTACATTTTTTCTATGAGTTCTCTCTTCATAATGATGTGTATCTAGTCACTGGTAGTGACAGAGAAAAGACATTAGAACAGGTTACACCAGGAATATACAATTTATCTAAGAGAGTTTATAACTGTTCTGGATCGGATGTGTATGAGGGTGATTTAAATGTGTATAGAGATGATTGGGAGCTTCCTAAGGATGTTGAGCGTCATTTAGAAAATGAATTACTCTTCAGTAAGTTTCCTGTCCGTAATGGTATTCATATAGAACATAGACCAGGTGGAGTTAACTTTAGTATTCTAGGTAGGGGTAGTACATGTTTTGTTGAGAGAGAAGAGTATATTAAATGGGATGCACAAACTAATGAAAGAAAAGAAATAGCAAGAAGACTTAAGTTAAAGTTTCCAGAATTGGAAGTCAATATAGGTGGACAAACTGGTTTAGATTTGGGAGCACCAGGAAGCAATAAGAGTCAGATCCTAAGAGATTTTAGATTGGGTGAAGAGATAGTTTTCTTTGGTGACATGATGGAAGAGGGTGAAAATGATTATGCTTTAGCAAAAGCAGTGAAAGAGATGGGCGGTAAAGCGTACCAAGTTAAAGATCATACGGATACCAGAACCAAATTGGAGGGTATTTACGAACGACAAATAATGAAGTCTGTGGTTAAATAGTAGTAGGGTAAAACCTAGAAGGGGCATACCGA